GAATACGCTGTGGTGCCTGGTCTAGTTTAAAAATACTTTCTACAGCATCTTGGGTAAGCTCTTTCATTGAGCCAAATAGTGCCATATCGCCATACATACGTATAGCAGAGTCACGAATGATGTTAACTGGATAACCAGCACGAGCTAGGGTAAATCCACGCCATAAAGAGTTGAACTCTTCAGCGATAAACTCTGCAGTAATAAGTGGATTCAGGGGAGCCTGAGAATCAATTCCACCTTTGCGAGCAAACTTTTTAAATGCGCTATCCCATAGTTTAATATCAGGTAAGATAGCTCCGTTAGCTAGCTGAGATATTAGTTGTGGGTCTTCGATGATATCATTAATACCACCAGGGCCAAACATATATCCACGGCCAGCCTGAGACGCCTCAAACGCTTGACCAACTACTGTAGCATACTGTCTATCGTACTCTAAGAGAACTTGCTGGGTAATAACTGCAGGGATATTATACTTGGAACCTACAGCTGCAGCAACTTTCTGAGTGTAATCTCTTACAATAATATTTTTTTGAGCCTCGGTACGAGCCTTAACAAAATCATCGTAGAACTTTTCAGCTTCATCAGGTTTGATTAGATTATACCTTGATGCTGCACGAACGCTGAGCCTAAAGCGGTCTGGAGACTGAATAGGGTCGTTGTAGTTAATGTAGTTGCGAGGAATGTCATCAGCTTTACGGTCAATAAAACGGATGAATGGGGAGAAAGGGTTCTTTTGGTATACGAACTGGACAGCTTTACCTAGACCAGTTTCACGGCCTAGGGTATCTACCACTCTGTCCTTCTTGCGAAAGGCTGGCTTAGTAAGTTCTAGCTTTCTTGATAGACGTTCTTTAGCTAAGTCGTTACGGACACGCTCAACCCATAGAAATGGTGAGGCAGTTCTATCCTGTAATGCGCTACCAAGTGACATTGCATCATCAAACCATGCACGCTTTTCGCGTAGAACCTGAATCTCATCTTCAATGTTTTTGATGTTAGATTTAAAAGCTTTAGATAGGTACATATTGTTGCCGTTGTATTGCAACTGAATAATGCCACCGTTTTTAACGCTCTTGACTGCACCTTGAAGGCGAATAATTTCATTATGAATATCAGCATGCTTGGTTATTACTTCGTCAAGTGCATCCATATCACCGCGTCCAACGCGTAAGATAAGTGCAATCTCTTCACGGCTACGTCCTGCAAGTAAGTTAGCAGCATCCTGACCTATTAGGTTGCGGAATTCAGCACGTTGAGCGACAAGTGCTGGGGTTGCTTTCTCGAAAAAATCAAACATTGGTGTATATTTAGTCTGCTCACCTTTAGCAGTACGCTTTAATAAGTCTATATCTTCAGTTACTCTAACAGCAGTAAGTGCATCAAATTGTTTTTCTAGTGGTTTGCGTAGAACAAATCCAGCTAAGCTTTTTTCGACTGGCTCAATAGCTGCTCCGCGAGCATACCTAACACCAGAACCAACTATACGACCAGCGCCAATGTCAGGCGCAGTAGTAAATTCAAATGTAAGATTTAAAACACTTTTAGCAATAGCACCAATACCATAATCGGTATTATAAAGTTGTGGTGTTGTGTCGCCAAATGGTGATACTGCTCCACCGATGCGAGCTGCGCTTTTGACTACATCGGTACCAAAGTTATATTTATTCCGAGTTTCTTGTGTCTCTGCAGCAAAAGCTGATTTTTGAGCAGTCTCACCTAGTAAACCTTCTTTAGCAACACGTCTTTGAGTCGCACCGATTGCTCCAGCAGTTAATGTGCTAGCGCCAGCTACAGCTCCTGCTGTCAAAAGCACTGGTAGGCCTGCAGTTGCAGCGGCGGCACCTGCTAATAAACCTGCACCGACTGTACCGATAGCGGTAAGTAGTCCCATTCCACTGCTATTTGCTTCTAAATCACGAGAGAACGCATAATTTTTGCGTACAGTTTCTAAACCTGCTGTTAAAACAGGGGCTGCTGCTTCTAAACCTTTAGTTGCTCTGCCACCAGAGATGGCATCAAGTCCCTGCATTACGCCACCAAAAGTATTTTCTCCAACTTGGATGGCGCCTTGGCGCAAACTTTCCATTGAATCATTCCAACTTCCAGGAGAACTTGGAATATTTTTTGTAATATCAGCAAGTGAAGCTACATTAGCACGAGTAATTGCGCCAGGTACAGCTACTGCTGCAGTCTTTGGTCTTTGTGCAGGAGTCTTGCCAGTTTGGTCTGGTAGGAAAGCGGCAGATGGTGCACGCTGACCTGCTTCAACAGATGGCGTGTAATCTGGTGCTTCCGTTAAGAACTTAGCTAAGCGTCCTAAGGAATCCCAAAAACTCATATTATAGTCCTAAGATACCTAACATAATCTTTAGTAGTTTGTGGCGTATTAGGTAAACTTGCCCACCACTCCATAGAAGGTAGATACTCTACAATTGCATTGTAGTCAGGATTATCTGTGCGGGGAGGCAATACTGAAGATGCTGGATTTAACATCGGTGTACCTTCAAGAATTGACTCATCAGGAAATGCTGACTCAGCATTAATAGGAGTTACCGCAGCTCCACGCATCGATGTTGAGAATGTTCTAGCTTTAGGTTGTGGGGCTTTGATAGGTGCAGCAGATGCTTGAGCATTTGTCTCACCAGTAGTTCTGTATCCTAAGCCACGATATTTTAATTCTGGGCTTTTTGGATTTTGTCCATCGCCACCAGTAAGAGAAATATTATTTGGATTGTTCTGAGGCGCTGTGGGGCGCATGCCACCACGATTCTCAACGGCCATTTGTATCCTCCTCAGGACTATAAGAATATTCTTCTGCTGATAACAGCATACCCTTGGCTAACCAAGGATTCATGTTTTCACTTACATCTGTCATAAGATAGCGTGTGCCTTCGTAGTCACTCCACTCACTTACTAATACCCAGCCAGTACATATTTGGCTTTCTGAATCTTCTAACTCTTCAGCAAGTACTCTCATAGCCTTATCAATGGCTTGACTAAACTTGCTCATTTGAGTTGCTCTTCTACTTGGTACGGTGGTGCTGTGTATACACTAATTCGTGCAGCCACTTCCATTGCACCGATGACATCGCTGCCCGCGTAAAGCGCTCCAAGAGCGTAACTACCACCGCTTCCGATTGCGTAGAATCCTTCTTCACTTTTCATTACCGCCAAGTCTTGGTCAACATCAAATAGCTCACCACCTACTGCGATGAGAAATTGAAATCTTAATCCATCTTTATTCTTGTCATGAGCTTCATCAAAGTTATAACCATTGTCTGTAAGACACTTACGAAGAGAAGGCATAGCCTTGACTATCATGTAGCGATAGACATCTTTCTTATCTTTCGCTGAGAATACTGGTGGAACCCAAATGTTCTGGGCAATGTCGCAGGGTGATACTTCTCCTGCTCCTGCTATTAGTAACGCGCCGCGTGATGATATCTTACGCATAAATGGATGTGAGTAAGATTTACCACTATCATCTGTAATACGACTGTCGGCAACAATGACAGATTTATCTTTATATTCGACACCGATAATCGTTGTCATTGTCCCCTCCTAGATTATCTAAGTCCTGCTAATAAACTCATTATATCTGGAACTCCGCCCGCTTCTGGGCCTGGAGTAATAGCGCCTCCTACTGGAGCGCCAGCGGGAGCAGGGGACGGTTGCTCAACCATCGGGGCACCAGCAGGAGGAACCTGTTCGACGGGTGCGAAGATTTCTTCAATCGCATCCTCTATCGCTTGTCCCTTTTGGCGAGCCTTAATCACCTGTGCAATCTTAGATACTATCTGACTTGCATCTCCACCACTTGCAGCAATCTGTGGGATTGCTTGGGTGTATGCTTGAAGTGATGCAACAAGTGCTGTACGCATATCTTCAATTTCAATCTTCTCAACTTCTTGACCAACATTGACAGTAAATGGTAGCTCACGCATTGCCATATCCTTGGAGATTAATTTACCACCAAGTGCTTGTAGCATGAATATCAAACCTTGCGCTGGGTTAAGACCAGCAAGCATACCATAGCGAACATCAGCTGAATAATCGTTCTTAATATCCTTCTTAGGATTATAAGTAATCTCGTAAGGAGCACCAGCATCTACACCGCGAATTGTCTTTTCTTCTGGGAAGATAAGTTCATCAACCTGGAAACAAATCTGAATGACGTCACGGAGGGCGCTGGCGAAGATTGCCTGTGCAGATTTGACCTGAGTATCGAACGCACCCATGAGAGCCTGTACGCCCTGACCCGTGACAATCGATGCATTAATGTTACCTGTACGTCCCTCAGGGTAACGTGCTCCAACACGCAATTCTTGATTAAGCAGAGTCTGCTCAGTGAATGCGCCTTGGGGAAGTGTAAGCTCTACGCGTCGTACGCCAGCTGGGTTTGATGTACGGATAACCGCATCGCCACCAAGCTGTAGCTCTTGTACATCTTGTGGAAGTACGATAGGAGCCTGTACTGATTTCTCTGCTGCTTCCATAGCAAGAAGAGCAAAGCGGTTGCGGAGCAACTGAATACCTAATATGTCATC